TCGGCAGTACTGGTGAGATCAACATCAGCTTGGCAGGTGCTGCATCCACACCGCCTGTCTCCTTCACTGGCTCTTGGTTCACTGGTGGCACTGCTACCACGACTAAGCCTCAACTGCTGATTGAACCAACTGGTACGACTTCGACTGCTTGGAGCACAAGTGGTACTGGTCTCGGTGTTAATGCAGCGAGTGGGTTCAGCGGAAGATTGCTAGACCTACAACTTAATGGTACGAGTAGTTTTAGTGTAAACAGCTCGGGAACAGTAAGTGTACCGTTGGGTAGCAATACGGCCCCGTCTGTCTACTTCGGCACCGATACCAACACCGGCATTTACTCCCCCGGCGCAGACCAAGTAGCCATCTCGACTAATGGTCAGGGGCGGTTGTTTGTTGATGCAAGTGGGAATGTTGGGGTTGGCAGTGGAGTTTCAGCAATTGGAGGAAATTATGGAACTCTTAGCATTCGCGGTAAAACCAACGATTTTGGCGGCGGCATTATTTTTGAATCGCTTGATGGCACTGATCGCACGCTTGCGTACGGTGATGTTGGAGCGTTTCACTTAATCACTCAAGATACTCGCCCCTTAGTTCTTGGGACAAATGCTACCGAAAAACTCCGCATCACATCGGACGGGAAACTAGGTCTGGGGACTAGTAGCCCTACTGTGCCCTTAACAATAGCTTATAGCGGCGCGGAAGCACAGTTACAGATAAACAATTCTGGTAACAACAGGATGGTTTATCTGGGAGCTTACAGTGCAAACGAAGGTATTCTTCGGCTTTTCAATAGCTCGGACGTAGAGACAGTTCGCATACCCGCTGAAAGCACCGCAGGCGTTCACACATTCTTCAATGCAGGCAACGTAGGGATTGGCACTACGAGTCCTGCCACAGATGTACTTCTGACTGTAGGTGGAAATGACACGAATAGCGGAATAATGCTGGATCGAAGCGCAGGTGACAACTGCGCGATTCACAATGTTGGCGGCACGCTTGTATTCAAGAACGGCAGCAGTTCTACAGTCAGCGGATTAACAGAACGCGCCCGCATTGACAGCTCCGGCAGGTTGTTAGTTGGCACGACTACGAGCACTAACAATCCCCGTCTTGGCGTTGCAGGCAGCACTCACATTGGTGCTGGAGACAATACCGTGTCCTTAGCTGACGGCGCTACAGGCACAGTTATTACTCCTGCTCGTGGCTATTCTTACATTAACGTCAGTCATGGCAATACTGCTTCAGATGGTTTGCTACTTCTTGTATTTGCTAATACAACAACTCTTACCATTGTCAGTACAGTGCACAGCAATGCGGGTACTCGCTACAGCGTCTCAGCTTCCGGTAGAGACCTGCAAGTAACCAATGCTCTTGGCATTACGGCCTCGTTCTATGCGTCGTGCTTGACGCTTGCTCATGCAAACAATGGTTAGACCTCTTAGCCCTGCCCTCTAAAATGACTCAAAAAGATTACAAACTTGAGCTGCTTGCAGCCATCGAAAACAACAGGGACAAAGACGCCCTGACTGTGACACGCGAGTTTATGGCTCAAAAAGCCCTAGATGATCTTTACCAGAACAATGCAGAAGGCATGAAGCGTCTTGCTGACTCGTAGTCCTACTCACTAACAGGGTGGGTGACCGACCCGTAACTGGTCACAAAACCTTTACCAACACTGACCGATGGATTACACGATCACCATTCCTGACGAACTAACCCCTGGCATCGTCGCAACTGCTTCTTTGGAGGGTAAGAGCCCTGAAGAAGTAGTAGGCAGTTATGCCACCAGTATGGCCACTAAGGTGTGCCAAGACCTCAAAGTTGGACCGTATTACGTTGGTCCGACACCGCCTCAGTTCAACCCTGATGGCACCCCATACGATCCCAACTGGCAACCTCCCGTTGTAGACAGTGGCGACACTACTGAGCCCGATGGAGGTGATGTATGACGCTTGTTTGGCGGCCAGGGTTTCAGTTTGATGCTGATGCCTCCACTTACATCGAAGCGGTGGAGGCTGCTGACACACAGACATTGGAAACTGGTGTCCGCTACGCCATCAATGACTTTGTGATTGGCTGCAAGAATGATGGAATTTGGGATGCGATTAAGGCTAGTTGCATTCTTGCGGGTGCTAGGACGCTGAGTGGGGCGTTGGTTCCGTTGGTTGGGACTGCTCCCACGAACTACAACTTTGTATCTGGAGACTATAACCGCGAGACTGGACTTGTTGGTGATGGAAGCACGAAGTATTTAGATAGCAACCGAAATAACAATGCTGACCCTCAGAACAGCAAGCACCTGTCGATTTACGCTACTGTTGTTTCAAGCATTGGCAATGCGTGTTACATAGGGTTGCCTGCGGCCTCTGGTTCTTCTCATTTAAGTCCCATTGTTGGTAATGTAGGTTTATTAGGCGGCCGGTTAAATTCAACAGTAGGCGTTCCAACTACTGCGGCCAACGTTGCTGGCCTTCTCGGTTTTAATCGCAGCACTTCAACAAGCTTTGTTGCAAGAGGAGGGATGACCACAACTGCCGAGATTTTAAACGGCAGTGCAGCTCCAGCAAATGGCAACATTTTGTGTTTTGATGGATTACCAGGAACTAAAAGTGACGCCCGCCTCGCCTTCTACTCCATAGGCGAATCTCTAGACCTCGCCGCCCTTGACACCCGCGTGTCAGCTTTAATCACCGCTATCGGAGCAGCTATACCATGACCTACATACTGAGTCCTACCGAGCGAGAGTACATTGCCTCGCTTCCGTTTAGGCGAAAGCAAAATGCAAAAGAATGGACGGCCAGTCAAGCGTTTCCCTGCCCAATGTTGGCACAATGCAGCAAATGCAAAGAGTACATGCCGATTACCAGCTTTTACCCAATCAAAACAAACAAGAGCGGGCGAATTGACGTGACTGGCGGACTGCGCATGTATCACTGTGGTACTTGCAGCATGGGCGATTACTTTGCGACCAGCCAAGAAAAGAAGCTTTACTACGCTGCGAAACAACGCGCAAAGCTTATTGGCGTTGACTTCAATATCGAGCTTTCAGACATCGTTATTCCCAAATACTGCCCAGTGCTAGGAATCGAGCTGAAGCCAGTAATCGGCAAAGGTCCGCAAGGTTATACAGCCAAAGGCAATTCACCCACCATTGATCGCTTCGATAACAATCAAGGGTACGTTAAAGGTAACATTGCTATTATTTCTTACAGGGCTAACGCACTCAAAGGCAACGCCACCTTGGAGGAGATGCAGGCAATCACAAATTACATGGCTAATGGTTGCCCGCCATCGGCGGAAAATTCCAACACTACTGCTGCTGGGGAGGTGAACTAATGCCTATCTATGTTCCTGGGAAGCTCACCCTCCGCAAAGAATTTGTGTGGAACGAAAGCGTCTGGAATCCCAGCATGATCCAGACGGCGCTGTGGTTGGATGCTGCTGATACAGGCACGATTACTGAGAGTGGTGGTGCTGTTAGCCAGTGGAATGACAAAAGCGGCAATGGTAGAAATTTCACGCAATCAACAGCTATTTTGCAACCCATTTACAGCAACGCAGGCTTAAATGGGCTACCGGCTATTAGCTTTGTTTCTCAATACTTGATATTCAGCCCTTTTGAGTCCGTCATAAATAACTCAGCATTCAGCATATTTTTTGCAGGAAGTGGCGAATTATTTTCGGGATCAACTGCGGCGGTCCCCAGGTTTTATTTTAGCAGTACTAACATTGCATACAATGCAAACAACATTGCTCCTTGGCCCTCAAACACTTCATCAAGAATAGCTGAATGGTCTTTTGACGGCATCAACCAGCATCAAGTGTTTATTGATGGGAGCAGTGTCGCAACAGCTACGCAAGCGGTCACGACAGGATTTGTAACTACTTATCAGATAGGTCGGGCGGGAAATGATGACTCGAACGGCTTTTTTGCCGAATACGTTTTTGTCCCTGGAGCTATTTCTACTGACATTCGTCAAAAAATCGAAGGCTATCTAGCCCACAAATGGGGACTCACTGCCAACCTCCCCAGCGACCATCCATACAAGCTCGTGGGACCGACGCCATGACCTACACAAACCCAGCAGTGGAAGACACTGCCACTACGAGCCCTACGGAGGTGTTGCGATGAGCTGGATTATTACGGGAACCGGAACTGGAGACGACTTGCTTTACTCGCAAGCAGGCACTCCTTCTCTTGATTTGAGGTTTGCTTCAACCAAGTCCCTCACAGATTACATTAGTGGGTCCAGTTTGATAAGTTTTACTCGCGCCAGTAGTGCGACATACGTGGGAAGTGATGGGCTAATCAAGACCGCGACGACGAACGAAGCACGATTCGACCACAACCCCACGACTGGCGAAAGCCTTGGCCTGTTGATGGAGCAGCAGCGTACTAATTTACTTCTAAACAGCACCACACTTACCACCCAGAACGTCACCGTTACTGCTGTTACGCACACACTGAGTTTCTACGGCACCGGCACAGTTTCTTTGAGCGGCGCACATTCAGCAACGGTGGTCGGCACTGGCGTCTATCCAGCACGTTCAACATTGATATTCACGCCAACGGCAGGTACATTAACTGTCACTGTAAATGGAAATGTTGAATACGCAAACCTAGAGATCGGCGGTTTTGCGACTTCATGGATATTTACCGGAGGTTCTACCGCTACACGTAGTGCAGATGCAGCTAGCATTAGCGGCAGCAACTTATCCTCTTGGTATCTACAAAGGGAAGGGACAGTCTTTACTGAATTTACAAGCTATCCTCATCCGGTTGCAGGAAAAGCACTTGTTCCGCTTGCTTTTAGTGATAACAGCTACAACAACAGGGTAACCCTTGGGGGGTCTACAAGTATTACACAATTCAACTTTGATGTAGTAGCTGCTACAGTCGCGCAAAGGGCTATTCTTGGCAACTTTACAAGTGACGGCATTAAATCCGCTGGTGGCTATAAGTCTACTGGATCAGCAGGTTCTTTAAATGGTGCTGCTGCAGTGAGTTCAAATACTCCAAACATTCCA